TTGGTTTTGGTGAACCTGATGATTTTTTCTTTGCTGCCATTCGTAAGCTTCCTTTATTTCTTCTATTGTTCTACCACATCCTTTACAGATATCGTCTTCTAGTGTGCAAACACCGATGCACGGACTTAAAATTTTCCTGTCCATTTACCAACAATCCAAGCTAATAATCCTGCAAAGAATAATACAAATATAAAAGCTATTCCATATCCCATATATTCCACTAACTCTGCCTGACGTTTAGCCGCCATCTTTTCTTGGTATCGTCTGGACTTCCTTGCTTCTGCTTGAAACTCTTGCCAATCTTGCCACAATCCAGGTCTGCCTATATATATCATCATCTTCTTGAGCTCTTCTTCTTTTTCTCTTATTTGCTCAAGAGCCATGAACTCTTCTAAGTCTCCTCCACCACCTTTGGATTTTTGTTTCTTTGCTTTCTTCTCCAGTTGTTCTTTTGAAAAAACAAAGTCAGATATATGTTTAGCACAACCTGTAAGTTCTTTTCCGTTTGATACGAAACTCTTTATTACACTAAAAGCTGCATTTGCTGCCGCGAGTTCTGCTAACATTATCTTTTCCTTATTGGCTTACAATATGCTGTTATCTGTAGATTAGGTCCTTCCTGTTGTGGTATTGAGGGTTGTCGGTGTAAGCGTTCAGCAAAATACAAACACCTATCTATATCTTCAAAGGTTTGTGTTTGGTCTACTACTCTTATTCCCATCATAAACACTAACACAAACTCAATCATTAGTTAACAAAGTCTAATTCTAATTGTTCCTCTGTTGGCTTTTCTTTATGGCATTCGCAATTGCACTCATCGCAATCGCAGTCATAACATTCGCAGGTTTCGCATCTATCCTTTTTCATTCTCTTTCTTTCTTTTTAATTGTGCTTTTGCTTTTTTCGCAAGCGTCGCTTGTTCGTTTTTCCCAGATACTTTGGCTCGTTGTTCAAGGACAGTAAGGATTTGTATTTTCCTAGCATACGGTTTTTTAATCTTTTTAACTTTAGATATCGTAGCCTTAGCATCCGATACAGTCGCGAACTTAATGCTGACAGTGTCTTTAGGATTCTCATCTGTATAAAGCCTCCTACCTGAGCCTTTTGGTTTTTTGCCTGTCCCTACTTTTGGGTCACTTTTTTTTCTTTTTGGTATGGACATTCTTGTACCTTGTTCTCTGGTCTTTCTCTATCTTTTTGAGAGTTTTAGCCTGTGTTGCATGCGTCTTAACTGATTTAGTTAATCCTTTAATAACTTTCTTTAATGGTTTAGTATAATGTGGCATTACTTCTTCTTTCCATTTGAATATAAATTATTGAAAGTTACTGAAGGGTCTAAGTAAGTTTCATGTGATTCTGCAGAGTGCATATGCTGAGAGGGTACAAAATCAGGTGCTCCTTCTCCAGTTCTCCATAGTGCAGGACTTGTTGCTCTTACTCTATTGTTTGGTAGAGCTACTACGTTACCTGTCCATTTACCTGCATCAGTTAAATATAAGACATGAGACTGTTTATGCTGTGAAGGGTCATCTGCAATATCATTATCTGTATAGTCAACTGTAAACAAATACTTACCTTTATGAAACTGATTATCAATCTTGCATAGCCACGGAGAAGAGCTGACTCTATCCATAACAACAACACTGTGTGTTCTTGATTCGCAATCCCATGGTTGGCACAAATGGTCTTCCATAGGTTCTGCCCATTCTTCTACAGGTATATCTGCGACTAAGGCTTGTATAGGCATCCGTGCCCACATTGCTCCTCCATGAACATTCTCATCAGGACCATCTTCTCTGTCTATTTCGCAACCAGTGAAAACAACTTGGAAGCTTAAAGACCTATCGGGAATTGTGTTTACGGCTATAACCATAGCATGAAGAAAATCTCCATGGTGTCTCTGGTGGTTGCACGTAAACTCCCTTCGTACCCAACACTTAAAATGAGGTACGTTACTTATGAGATACGACATTACTTCTTTTTAATCGCTCCGCCTCTGGCATAGCCTTTAGTCATCTTTGAGCCACCCATCATCATTTTCTTCATTTTAGCACCGCCCTTAGCGTATCCTTTAGTCATTTTCTTTTTAGTCGCTTTTTTCTTCATAGCCATGGTTGTCTCCTATATTGCTATTTGTTTTTCTTTTTGCCGTACTTACGACCTTCTCGCCCCTGCAACATTTTTCGTGCTTTATTAACAGTGTGTGCAGTATACCCACTTCCTACTATTGCTCCTATGGTTATTCCGTCCATAATGTTAGCATCCATAAAATTCATAAAACTACCTAAGTCTGCAGTTTTAGTATATTTAGTTTTATTTTTTTTATTATTAGTAGGTAAATCCATAATACTAGGTTTATCTTTTTTCATAGATATTTTACCAATGGCTCTTTTAGATATATCTATTTCTTTTACTGGGGGATTACTTTTTAAATCCCTATCAGATACAGGACTTTTTATGTACTCGTTCAGAGCCATAGTTTCGTCCCTTTTTAAATCAAAGTAATTAGTTCTTTTCTGTGCGTCGCTCATTTGTTTTTAATTTTCTTTATACCTACAGCTAAACCACTCATGGCTTCTTTAGGCTTTTGCTCATTCATACTTTTTGTAATAGCTTTTTGTCTAGCTGTTTCGTATCCAGACATCTTTCCATCTTTATTAAGGTCTCCAAGCATAGCACCTCTCATTAATCTTGGTACGTTAGTTGGTAGGTCCATAATTGATTTCTTACCAATTTTAGCTCCTCCAGCTTTTTTACCCAAGCTATTATATTTTTTATTTAATATTTGTAAATCTCTGTCAGATATACGAGGATTATTATAATCTTTGTCTTTTTGCTCACTTTGCTCCTTTTGCTTCTTTTGCTTCATTCTTTGTTTAAGGGCGGCATCTTGGTCTGACACACCTTGATTTTGAAACATTTTAATAACTTGGGCATCCGACATACTAGGCGGCAAATCCATTTTAAATCTATATGCATCTGCTAGAGACTTCTTACTAGTATCTGTACGCATTTTCATTTTACTTGTATCAATCTTATCACCTTTGCCAATTTTACTAACAAGAGCTTTTGATTCAGTCATAAACTTTCTGTCTTTAGCTTTCTTTAAATCTTTATCTGTAATCTTTTCCATTATACTGGTACTCCTAGGTTAATAATGCGTGCTATCAGACGCTCCGCTCTCGCAGTTGTCTGCTTATGCCATCTGGAATCTTCCATCTCTTCAGCAGCTTTAATCCAATCTCTATCGTTTATAGCCGCAATAAAGTTTTTAAATTGACTTAATCTTGGTCTACCTAATTGAAAACACATATTCGCAATTACTAATTGTGCTTCAGAAGGTAAAGTATCAAAGTCAGGAAATATATCTTTGCAGTCTCTTAGTGTAGTATTTATATCTTTTGTGAACCAATCGTTAATCTGCTCATGTGAGACTTTAGTACCTATAGGTTGTTCGTAGAACTCTTCATCCCATTCTGTGATAAGGTGTCCTATACCTCCTGTTAAATGACCTAACGAGCAGTGGTACGTTTCATATACAACGCCTTCATCATTGGCTATCTCATCTTGTAGTGTAACTAAATTCATTTACTCATCCTTAAATTCTTACTTCTTTCGCCTGCTTTTTTGCCCATGGTTTTATATTGAGTTTTTAAATTAGCCGTGGGGTTACCTGTTGCCTTACTAGTTAAATTGGCTCTACTTACACTTGTCGGTTTTATAAGTCCTTCATCCAACATTGCCCTTAACTCTGGAACTTTAAATTGATACCCTCTATGTATAGTTGGTATATTTATTACTTTGTTATTATACTTAAATGTTCTGGACTGCTCAGATACTCTTTCACCATCTTTATTTATATATACAGGTCTATTTACAGGTTTACCTTTATATGTAGTTTTTAAGTTAGTTTTCTTACCAACTAATTTTTTACCTTTTATATAATCTTTAAATGCCATTATTTTTTCTTAAACATCTTTGCGGCTTGTCCAACTCCCTTGATTCCAAAACTTGCACTAATTGCAATATATAATAAGTACTGATACCACTCTGGAAGAGTTGCCAATATTGTAAATCCATGTTCAACATATTCCGTCATCCCTGGAATAAAAACTAGAATAGCTGGAGTAAGTAGCACAACTAACGCGAACTCGTCTTTCCAAGAATCCACCGAAGCATCAGCCATCTTGCCTTCCCATTCGACCTCACCAGCTGCAACTTTCTCTGCAACAGTAGCACGAGCTCTAGCCTCTGCGACTTTAGCTTGTCCCTCAGCCTTTGTTTTCTCAACTTTGTTTTCAAACCATGTACCAGCTAAATTAGCTATAGGTCCTATTAACGCTGCTAACATTATTTACTTTTTCCGCTAATCTTACCACCCCTTTTTTTCATTTGGAGTTTTTTCATATCTGCTTGCGACATACCTTTATATACAGGTCCTTTGACACCTTTTTTGTAAACTACTTCTTTTCTTGGTTTATCAGTGGTTCTTATGTTTTTAACAACAGTAGGGGAGTTTTTTGTCCCTGCTATATATTTCTCAAAGAACGTCTTTTTTCTCACAGGTACTTTAATATTCTGTCCATCTTTTATCTTATTTAAGTTGGCTATTTTAGGATTATCCTTTTCTAAAGATTTTAAAGTAAGTCCAAGTTCTTGTGCTATACCACTAAGATTCCCTTTACCAAACTGTCCAGCTTTTACAAAAAAAGTAGCATTCTTAGTTTTCTGCTTATCTTCTTCCTTCTTCTTTATTATCTGCTTTTCATATTCAGTCAAAGGATTATCTTTTGTACCCTTAGTTCTGTTCTTAAATGAACCTCTAAACATTTTACCAAATGGAGTTGGATTTTTCTTTTTTTCGCCAGCCATAAATATTCTCCTATATTCTTCCCTGAGACTTATGTAATAATCGTACATAACGTCTGTAGCAATTATTGCTAATCTTATTAAGTACCTTAAATAATCTAAAGTTTAATTCCATTAACACTTCCATCTTCTCCTTGCTTGTCTCAAACGACTATTCGGATTCTTTGCCGCTTTTGGAAACTGTTTCATCTGACCAGCACTTCTAGCACAAAATGACTTTCTTCTCTTTGCCGACTTGCTCCCTGGTTTTACTTTACCAGTGACTGCAGTCTTTAATTTACTTCCAGGGTTATCTCTTCTATACTTAGCCACACCTTTAGCAGTCATACCAGCACCCTTCTTAGTGGGTCGCTTGTGTCCACCCTTTATAGTGTGCCCTTTCATCCCTGCCATTAGATATTCTTCTTATCAACTCTTTTATCAAAGGGGTCTACACATTTATACTTCATAGCCACGTAGTCAGGCATGTGTTCTGGTAAATCCCTTGCTATCTCATACGCTCTTTGTATACATTGCTTATGAGTCTCGTATGGTCCATACAAATCCTCTAGTGCTTGGCATATGTTTGGATTTGTGGATAAACATACTAATACAAGTGTCTTAAACATTCTTCTTCCTAAAAATAATGGGCGAGACCGACATTAGTATAATCTCGCCCT